CATCATAGAAGAATTCAATTTCATCCAGGTCCAATGTTCTTGGGTCCGGAAGACCAGGATAGCTCATGCAGATTTGGAGGAACATCTCGGTTACGACGTTCGCTCGCGTGTGCCTTGGAGTCCCATCTCTGCCTGGCGCCAATATCACTTCTTGTCCTCTCCTGACCAATGTCGGTCCGGTTATCTGTTCAAACCAGAAACAAACTGAAAACCAAACTCACAGTCTCGTAATCGGCATAGTCCAGGCTGTTCAGTCTGACGGGAGCGATTCCGAGAGTGTCCCCCATCATGGCCAGCGTTTTTGCGCTTGCATCGCCCTGCTTGTACTTGTCCATTGCTCGCAGGGCCGTTACCTTCGGACGTTTTGTGAATCGGACCTCTGGCAAGTCTTCATTCTGTGTTCTTACCGTCGGCCAGCCCTCTTCGTTCACAACGATATTTTCACGCATTACGTGGTAGATAAACTGTTCTCTGCACGTGAAAATATCCGTCCGTTCGGATTCGTCCCTTGGTTTCTCCATGTCCAACCGTGCAACGGTTGCAAATCGATTGAAATCTTCCTCTGCGATTTCTTTGCAAATTTTTTCAGTCATCTCAATGCCTTTCTAAAAGGTGCCCCGGCATACGGCGAGAAAGGCAAGTAAAACGCCACCGGGACACATGATGCCTTTCACAGTTTCTTGATCATGCCACTTCCACCGGCGCTCAGCGTGACTGAGGCCGTCGCTGGGTTTGCCTCGATTGTTCCCGTAATGTTCCCGTTGCCAATGTAGTTGATACCGCCCGCATAGGTGATCACAACCTCGCCGCCTCCCTTCTTTTGGAAGTCAACTAGGTACTCATGATCTCCATTCTCGATGTCGAACGTAAGCTTTACCGAAGAGATTGACCACGGGACAGGTGTCCGAAGTTCTCGGTGAGTAAAATTGCCGTTCATCTCGTGGGCAATCTCGATCCCGCCCATGACCACGGTAGGGTCCGAATCGACAGTTACCGGCAGCTCACGGCCGCCAAAGGAAACACTTTCAAGGGGTCCACCTGTTGCCGTCATGATTGACCTCCGTAATTAAATCCAGACGCGAAATCGATTGAAATCACGTTGGCGTTGCCGGCCAGTTTGGCCACCATCTTGACATCGAGCCGTTTTGGATTTGTAAGGCCGATATCGGCGCTGCTGTTTTCTTTTGCGAAATCCGGATCGGCTATGATGGCGTCCAACGCCAGTACGTCGATGATTCGATAGAGAGCTGCCACCGCGTGCTTCGGTTTTCTTGCCTCGGGATTGGTTGATACCTGGTTGTTCGGAATCAACGGTTTCCCATCCCACTTGGAACCGTTGAACTCCAGGTCCAGCTCGTTGATGACCGTGCTCCGCTTCGCGAAGTCGACCACGTAGCGGAATCCCGGGGGCTCCTCCCCGGTCGGATGGTAGCAGGTCACGACATCGCCGATCTGCACCACCCCGTCTTTCACCTGGACCGTGGAGCAGCCCATCTTGACCGCGGCATCGCGCTGTGCACTCGTCCACTGGTCGCCATCGGCCGCTGGGGTAAGCCAGGTGCACGGCAATGATCCATAGTCGTGAGCCGGGTTCTGGTTGTCCATCTTGGCGATCTCTCGCACCTGATCCGCAGCGATGACAAACGGCAGGTCATGAGATCCTGAGTTTGTCAAAATAGCGTTGGTACGGTCCGTTTTTCTGGCGTCGGTGACGGCCGTGACCGCGCTCCATGATGCGTTGCAGCCGGTGAACACGCACAGTGGCTTGTGCACCTCGGGGTCGCGGCGGCCCTCGCCGAATAGCGCGAACTCGTCCAACTCGTCGCTGTCGGTGTAGTCGAGGGAGTTGATGGCGTGCGTCTCCCACGTATTGCCGACTTGCGCGAGCGCTGCCGAGATGTCCGGAGTTCCAGCGCCATTCGCTGGCTGAACAATGGTGAAAGAGGTCTCGGTGTCAATTGGAGACACCACCTCGACATAAACATTGTTCCCGCTGGCGCCCTCCCATTTGACCTCCAGGTTGCAAACTCCGGTTCCATCTGTTGCGGCAGCCGGCATACCAAGGATGGCGTTGATTGCAGCCACGATCTTTGTAGCTATCGTGGCATCGGTATCCGTGGACACGACAGAGAACTTGTCAGACAGAATGTTCCCAATCTTTACTTGATGCTCCTGTGTTTTCGTGAGCGTACCAGGAACAGGCGTGATTGACCCTGTGGCCTGAACCCCGCCCGTGGCAGGCTGAGCTAGAGGATATAGGGTTACCTCTATAGAACCAACTCCACCGCCATACTTAGGGAATAGCGATTGTACCATCAGATGGGCGGGCGACCCCCATCCCTCGACCTCGCCGACTTCTTCGGCGGAGAATACCCTCCGCTTTGTCGTCGAATAAGTATTGGCCTCGTTCCCCTGGGCAAAAACGGGTATTCTTGTGGGTCGGTATCGCGTGCCGGCCGCGCCGAGTACCTGATGGTACGATCTGATCGCGACCCCTCGGGCGACTCGGTCTGGAGGAAATGCATAGGTCATTGGCATTCTTACACCTCGTATCTGAGCTCTGCGCGGACAAGGCCGTCAGGCTCGTGGTAGAGTTTGATATTGATGAGCTCCAGGGTCTCGGGCTCCTCGAGCTCCACAGTCTCATTGTGGCGCACTTCCAATACAACCCGAAGCCCCATGACGTTCTGTGCCGCTGGATTACCCGACTGGGGTTGGAAAGCGGTTCGATTTGAAACCCAACGGTCCCATACTGGGTCACCGGCATTTGTGAATCCGAGTCGCCTGTACTTGGGGTGCATCAGGAACTTGCGTACAAATCGCCCGATCTTGTGGGCGAGCATTGCCGCGGATTCATCCCCGGGGGCGTGGCCATCGACTGTCTGTCTTGATGGCGCCCAAGCGTAGCAGTCAATATTGAATTGACTGGTAGTCGTCTGCCTCGTCGTGTTATTGGATGTCGATTTGTCGAATACATCCGAGTCGTACCAGACGTTGACGATTGGCGTCTTGTCCGCGCCGTCTCGGTAGAGCTCCCACGGATCGATGCGCTCGGCGTAGACCAGGAATTTCCAGTCATTCGGATCGTATCCAGCAGCGGCCGCAAGGGCTTGCTGGGACGCCGTTTCGAGCGCCAAGATCTCGGCAATCCTGTCTCTGACAATCTCGAATCCATCCATGTCTGTCACCAATGGGATTATCCACTCTCGCGTAAATGGATACTCGGAAGCGCTCATTACCGATGCAGGCGACCATATCGCGGCACTCGCTTTGTTCTCTTGGGTCGCGGTGGCGTTCATCATCGACGCCGGCGAGTAAATGACTGCGGAAGCGTAGTTGAGGATTGCGTTGATGGCCACCGCGTGCGCGACGGACGCAGGGGAGCTGAAATCGGCCGTGGCGATGTTTTGCTGGGTCGCCGATGCGGATGCTTGCGAGGCTGGCGACGAGATGTTCGCCGATGCAATGTTGACTGCGGCATTGGTCGCCGTAGCGCTGGCCTCGGATGCCGGCGAGAAAAAAGATGCTGACGCATCGTTTGCCTGAGTAGCGTTGGCGCTATATTCTGGTGCTGGCGAATAGACATCGCCTGATGCGATGTTAGCGCTCGACGCCGTTGCCGCTACCTTAGATGCCGGCGACAGGAAATCTGCTGACGCCTCATTTGCTTGGGTGGCGCCTGCACTGTGCTCCGATGCTGGTGAATAGGCTTCACCAGATGCGCTATTGACGCTCGTCGTCGAAGCCTCCGCCTCCGAGGCCGGAGAGAACACCGACACCGATGCTTGATTCGACTGTGTGCCGGTAGACGCCGATATCGACGCGGGGGATTGGATATTGCCCGTGCATGCATTTGTGGACGCGGACAGCGTGACCGCAAATCCGACAGAGTTTCTCTGGCCGCTATCTGTCGTTACAAAAGCATAGACGGTTCCTGCCGATAGACCGCCCTGGACGACGGTGCCGGTGATGGTGTCGTCTACCCATGTGGATACCGTCTGCTCTACTTTGGTCGTGGCGGAATCGTAGTTGATGTTGTCGCAGAGCTCGAACTTCCCGCCACCTTGTGCCGTTTCGAAGTCCGATCCGGTACCTGATAGCGATCCTCCAGGTGTGATGGGGTTGCCCGAGTTGACACCGCTGATCGATGGGGGAATATACCCCCATGCCTGCATTCCAACAGTATGCCCATAGGTGCTCGGAAGATTAATCGAAGGATCAGACGCCGCCCACGTAGAGTATGTCGCAGCGACATACCTCAGAGTGCCGCCAGCGCTGGAAGACAATGTACCGTTGGTATCGCAGTTGCCACCAAGCCAAACCTCGTCGTTCTGCGTGACGGCGAAATCGTCTATTGGAACTTCATTCCATGATGAACCTGCACATGCATACCCATCGTCATTGGATGCCAGAAGGTCACCGGGGTGATCGGATCCGTTGTCGAGATGGGCGGCGACTTTGAGATTTCCGGATGAGATTGAATAATTTCGAATGTACTTTACAACGCCTGTGTACAGAACCGTGTACTTGTTCGCCCCATAGTAATTGGGTAGCCTCGATGCGGTCGGCACCGAAGACCACTCGTTTCCTATGAGGCGTTGAATCGGCATTACGCAAGCATCGCTTTCAGTTGATTGATTTGGGTGACATTGTTCTGGCACCCAGAGCAGAGCTCTTCGTATGTCGTGTATCCAGCAGCCGCGCACGTCTCGCACCGATTGAAGTTGCGATTGGACAAATCCAGAATGCGAGCAATCTCCTCAGCGAAGCGGGAGTCACTTGGATTTACCCAGATACCGCCCGTCTCTTCGCGCGAGCTCTCGTTGTTCTCGCTACAGAGCTGGATACAGATCTTCCCGCGCCACTTCTCCCGGACAAACCATGGGACACTGGCCAGCTCGAATGTGTGTCCGACATCGAGCTTCTGATAGATGGACTTCATCACACCTCCTTACGGTGTCGGATCGTAGGTTTCGCGCTGGGTGACCGTTGGGGCGGCGCTGAACGTAACCGGAATGTCCGTGGCGAGGGTCAATGAGGTCAATTCGAATTCCTCACCAGAGCCCGTTGCTCCAACGGATCCTGTCTCTCGCACGTTGCCGTCCTTGTCGCATATGGCGACCTTCGCGACAGTGCCTGCGGCCGATGGCAACTGCTGATAGCCAACCCATGACGCCTCGCCATCCGGTGGATTGAACGTGCTCACGGCATCAACAGCATCGGCGACGGCCTTGGTCGTATCGAGATTGATGACCAATAGATCTGCGTCACCTGATGTCCGGTATCTCAGGGTTGGGTAGGTGCCCGATCCTGCATCAAAAAGCGCATTGCCGGCATTTCTCATGGCGTTGCGCATTGGCATGCTTAATGTGCTCATGCTTTATTCACTTTCGTACAGCTCCAAAAAGAGTGTATTCAGCCCGGCCCCGTTGTCCGGGTTGGATTTCGAGACCTTGAATTTCCCTGGAATGCCGTTGACATCGACGGTGTCCACCACCCATGGCCTGGAATCCTTGTCGGCAATACCTCGTATCACCTCGAAGCCAACGGCCAGCAGCTCGGAGATGAGCACGGAGATGGAGGATTGCCTCCCGGTCACGTACTGACCGGTCCCCGGGTCGATGGCGAGGTGGATGTCGTTTCCGAAAACTCGAAACGCATGGAAGGCGCCAGCGGGGCTCGTGATGGTACACAGATCCCCGCCGGTTTCTTCATCGTTCATGATCTCGATCAGGTCGAGATGCGCTTCATCTCGAAGGGACATCTACTTCTTGGCCGCCTCCTTGAGCTTCAATTCGTAGTCGGCCTTGGTGACGACATCGCCTCGTTCAACAAGATCTCGAAAAATCGCATTGGAATTGCCACGGAAGCATTTTGGAGTAACTGCGCAACCAGCGTCTATGATACCTTTGAGGGTTCCACAAATCGAACGCCCCGGCGCGACCACGTACTCGCTTTGTTTCGCGTCCGTCTTGTCATCTGGGTTTCGCATTACGTCGTCCTTCGACGCATCAATACCCGTGGCGGTATCGGTGACAGATTCAGGCGATGGCATATGTTTTGATTTACCCATGGCTAGAATCCTTTCGTGGTTAGGGTCCCGAATCGGTCAATCGTGATCGGTGCCAAAGCAATGCGGGTTCCTACACCGAAATTGAACACCTCATAATCCTCAGAGAACCACATGTTGTAAGAAAGATCGGCAAGCTTATTTGGATCTGCCATTCGTCCGCCCTGTACCAGTCGAGCCGCCTCCTGGTTGATACCGAACTTGTTCAGTTTCCCGAACGTCGCATCAAGCCTCGGCTCGGCTTCACTGATCACCTTGTTGTCGGGCACGTATTTGGTAGCGGCTCCTGTCGACGGATCGTCATAGTACCCATCGTATGTGTACAGATCCACCTCGTGTCCACGCACCTTGAGTACACCCTTGAAGATGAAATCCGCGGGCAATCTCGGATGGATTGGATCTCGACTATCGTCCAGACGGTAGATTTCACCCGTGTACGAGCTGGACGCGCCGGCTTTGAATTGGTCCGTGTTTTTCATATCGTCAAAACACTTTGAATTCATAACGGAGCGCATGACCCTCTTTTTGCCATTGGTGGAAATCACATCATAGTGGTCCGCCATGTCAGTGAACGGAACCGCGGATCCAGTAGTCGTCCATGCCACCGATGCATTCGGAAAGTGTGTCGTTCTTGGCCCGAAGTCCTCAGTGAAAACCACCCCGTTCTCATCTGATAAGGACACCGTGGCAGATAGAAGCACCTGAGAGCCGTAGAGCTCGATTGCCAGCTTGATCATTTGCTGGAGCTCCATCACTGTAGGGGCAACCTTTGTTCGGATTTGCTCCATGATCGCTGGATTTTCATAGATTGTTTTACCGATAGTGCGCCCCTGTATCACTTCATCAGCTCCGATTGTGAGCGCCTCCTTGTAGACTGTCGGGACAATCTCCTTGATAGTGAAGCTCTTCAGCGAATTCTTTCGATATCCCACGCTGGGATCTCGAACGGGAAGCGCGATCTTGCGGGATGTCCGCATCACATGGAACTCCACCTTCGTTTTGTTGTGGATTCCACCAACTGGAACCTTGAACAAGCTGGAAAGACCAGCCGGTCCCTCATCTGCCTCGATGAACGGTTCCAGCAATTGAATCGTATCAGAAACGGCCATTTTGCCCTCCTACCAGCTCTCTGTCCCGCCGAGGTCTCTTACTGCCTCGAACGTGATACCGCTGTTTTTGATGAGTTTGTCGAAGACGAGCGTATCAATTGCCGTGCTGTCATCGAGTTTCGAAAGTTTTGTCTTGTTCAAGTGACCACCTTTGATCACCCGGACACTGAGATCGCCGCTTGCCGCGAACGTCAGCGAATGCGGCAGAACCGCTGTTGGCTCGTTCAGTCCGTTTGAGCCCGAGTCACTGTATGGTCCCATCTTCTTGGTGCTCGTGTTCCTGGCCAAAAGAGTTCCCTTTGGCCAAGTGGCGCTTTGGCCCGTTCCAGCAACGGCCGCATCCCATGTGAGCGTTGCGGTACTGGAGGCATCGATTGCGATGGAACTGCCAAGTCCCGTGGAGTCGGAGGTGATCTTCACATGTCCGGTGTCGACCTCTACAGAGCATCCGTCGAGCTGCGCATTGGCCTGTGCGGCAATAAGCGCGGCCGTGTTTGTCGTTCCAGCGAACGTGACCGTCTGGTTGGCGCCACCATCCACCGAGACAACAAGGGTCTTGGTGTCCTGATCCACTGTCTCGTTCGTTGCGGACGTGATACTCCCCGCTGTTCCTGTTAGGTCTGCTGTAACGAGCTCTGCTTCGTACTCGCATTTCCCCAGGATGAGATCGTCTCTTGTTTC